ACCTAAGGGATTACTTAACAACATTAGATATAATGTTGGTAATCCTATGGGATTTTATACTTCATGGCCATTATCCACACTATGTCATCATTTCATAGTTTATTGCTGTTGCCAAGAAGTTGGTATATCTTGGAAATATGCAAAATATAAGCTATTAGGTGATGATATTATCATTTATGATGACAATCTTGCTATGAAATATCAGGAACTAATTTCTCTCATAGGTGTTGATATACAATTTCAAAAATCTCATATAGGTAAAGACCTATTTGAATTTGCGAAACGTATATTTACTCCCTATGGTGAAATTAGTCCATTCTCAATCAAAGCTGGTTTAAGTGAATCCAAATCATATATTGGGTTCATTGAATTATTAGACCAGCAACGATTAAAAGGATGGATTCCTGTTGTTTCATACCAAGACGCTGCACTCAATTATTATCGTTCTTCTCCTAACAGATATCGATCGAGAGATCGTGTCCGTCAGGAAAATAAGGTAATAAACTCATTGCATCTTTACAGACGATTGAGAGGGTATGACGAGACGATTGAATTGATTCGTTTAATTCAGTCGCAATTCGATTACCCTCAACTATCTTGTAATATGGTTAATAAAGCGAAAGCGATATTAATCAATTGCATTGTAAGATGCTTTGAGGAGTCTGCGAGTGCATTTAGTGGTGATTTACAAATGAGGCTCGAAAGAGCTTTATTGTATTTCACCGCTGATGTCGAAGGACGCAATGTGGAGGCTGTTTATGCGCATCCATATGCTTTCGTTTATGGTAAATATGTAGAAGAAGCATATTTATCACAAATGAAGTTGGCTTACGATTTTGATACCTTATATAGTGGGGAATGGTTACCCTACTTTAGGATCTTAAAAGCAAGTGATGGTAATCTTCTGTTTTCTCAAAGAAATTACTATCGTTCAACTCCTTCTAGCCCGTTACTTCTTAACAAGTTACGTGAGTCTATCCATGAATTGAGATATTCTCAGTATTTGTCGTAACCAAGTTAATCGATAAATCCGATATTCCTGGCTAATAACAGGGTACGGTTTGAGACGGTGATTAAGTAATGAAAGCCGTAAGTAGGTAACCACCCTACTTCTGTG